TTAGTGGTAGTGACGCAGACAGTAAGACACTGACCTACGCAGATAGCCTGTACGTAGATGTGTATCAGAATGGTGTGCTGCTCAAGCCGGGTACTGACTATGCCGCTACAACAGGCACTAGCGTTGTGCTGGTTACAGGGGCATCCCTGAATGACATAGTTGAGATGGTAGTCTACGATGCGTTTAGTATTGCAAACTCGTACACCAAGACTGAATCAGATACACGCTATCCATTCAAGGGTAACAACAGTATCATCCGCTTGAACGGTCAGACCATCAGCGCAGACATTACGATTGACAGCGATGAGAATGGCGTAAGTGCAGGGCCAATCACACAGTCTGCTACCGTGACTGTTAACGGATATTGGAGCATCGTATGACCAGTATACTGAATGTAGATACTATTGCAGCAAAGGACGGCACGTCTGCAGCTACGTTGACTAAGCAAGTTGCTGCCAAGCATCTTGCAAATTATGATGCAGTAAATCAAACAGTGGATTCTAGCTTCAATAGCAGTTCAGTAACGGATTCGTCAACAGGTAAATTTCAGTTTAATTTTACAAACAGCTTTAACGCTTTGCACGACAAAGTTCCGCAGTTTTCTTTGTGGGGTTCAGCTAATGATGGTGCAGCCAGATATAACGCTAGCACTAGAGGTATGAGTACCGAAGAAAATGGTGCTGTTGCTCATTCTACAAGTCAGGTGTCTGGTGAGTTTAGAGATAGTTCTAGCGCAACTGGTGATTCTGCCGTTAATGATTTAAGTGGAAACTACGTTACAGTATTTGGAGACCTCGCATAATGGCAAGCATACTTAAAGTAGATACAATTACGGGTGTAGCCACTGCTGGGTCTATTGCGGTCACAGGCGAAGGCAACTCAACCACTACTAATCTTCAACAGGGGTTGGCGAAGATGTATGGATTCAGCAATTCAGGAGCAACTCCTGACTCTAGTTTTAATGTTGCGTCTATGACAGACAACAGCACTGGAAATTATGATTTTAATTTTACGAGTAGTATGTCAAATGCACTTTATCAGGTGTCAGCAGCAGCAACAGGGGCAAATAAAGTAAACGGAACCAGCACTAATAATACTGCTTCGGAGGTTAATATTCAGACTAGAGACTTGGGTAGTAACACTTTGGTTGATAATTACGCGTCCCCAGCAATTCACGGAGACCTAGCATAATGGCAAGCGAACTGAGAGTAAACACCCTGAAGGATGCCAGCGGTAACAACAGTATTGCCACCAGTTTTGTTGCAGGGGGAAGTGCGAAAGCGTGGGTAAACTTTAATGGAACAGGCACTGCTGCTATTAGAGATAGTTTAAATACTGCATCATTAACAGATAACGGTACAGGTACATTTGGTGTTAATTTTTCAAGTGCTTTTGTAAATGATGATTACGCTGCTTCTGGGTCATTTAATTGGAGTAATAATGCAAACCAACTTTACGTTATAGCTGACTTAACTACTAATGGCGAGTGTAACACATATGAAGCAAATTCTGCTGTTGATAGGTCAGAAGTTTACGCAATTTATCACGGAGACCTAGCATGAGTAAAGCAGCAGAACTAGCCGCACTGATAGGTTCGCAAACAGCCCTGTCAAACAGGAATCTGATTATCAATGGTGCGATGCAGATTGACCAAAGAAATCAAACAACCACTGCAACTAGCTATTCAATAGATAGATGGATTATTGTAAAAACTAATTTTGATGAATTGGTTATAGCTGTAACACAGGATACAGACAATCCCTCTGGTAATGGATTTTCAAATTCTCTTAAGGTTGCAGTTACAACGGCAGAAAGCGCACAAGCTGCTGATGAAAATATGTGTCTTATGCAAAGAATAGAAGGGCAAAATCTGCAGCAATTAGCTTACGGCACATCTAGCGCAAAAAGCCTAACGCTATCCTTTTGGGTAAAATCTCCTGTAGCTGGAAAACACTCCCTACTTTTTTATCAATCAACACCCAATCGTAGCAACTTGCAAAGTTATACAGTATCATCTGCAAATACATGGGAATATAAAACTATTACTGTTGAAGGGGATACATCAGGTAATATAGCAAACGACAATACTAATGAACTTGAAGTGTTTTGGAATTTGTCTTCTGGCACAGATTTTACTGGCACTCCTCATACTGGTTGGGGTACGCACTCAAACACAGATGATTTTGCACACAGTGACTCTGTTAATATTGCTGCACAAACAGGAAACTTTTTTCTCACAGGCGTACAGCTTGAGGTAGGCGAACAGGCTACACCATTTGAGCATCGTTCGTTTGGAGATGAGTATCAAAGGTGTTTACGTTATTATTATAAAACACCAGCACCTAATGGTGGTATGTCAGCAAACGAGACTTTCCCTTGTATTGGTAACATGGATGGTTCTACAACAGGTGCTTACATGCTTCAATTTCCAGTTACTATGAGAGCAGCACCATCAGCTTTTGAACAGAGTGGCACAGCAAGTGATTACTCAATACGAGTTACATCAGACGCTAATGGCACAAGTGTACCAACAGCAGGTGGGTTTACTGCTGAAAACGCAATAATAAATTTAGTTTCAAGTGGTGCAGGATTTACAAGCGGAGATGCTTGTTTTATGAGGGCTGAAAGCACCGATGCGTTTTTAGCATTTAGTGCGGAACTATAGGAGATATCTGTGAAAACATATACCGTAGATTATGAATTAGAAGATGGTACACAGATGTATGCTAAAGTTGATACCGATGATAAAATAAGACTTCATGCTACAGACGAGTATCCGCCTTTTCAAGCGTGGCTTAGTGCGAACAGAGACAATTTGCCTTCAGACATTCAAGCTAAGATTAATGCTGGCGAGTTAACAATAGCGGATGCAGAATAACATGAAGCCAGATGACTTTGCTATTGCCATTGGTGGCATCTCTGCACCCATGTGGCTACCCGCACTTAACCAGTGGGTAGCACTTGCTGTAGGTATCTTATCAATTTGTTACTTGGCAATTAAAATATATAATTCCACAAGGAAATAAACCATGATGCAGTTCAAGGCATTTAAGCCACAGGCACTTAATAAGATTGCAGGGGCTATGGGATATCAGGGTGATATGTCACAGTTCCAGCAGTTTATTGAGGAAGACCCACAACGTAAAGCACAGATGGATAGGTACACTAATGCTGCACGTATGATGGCTAAAGGCGGTGTGGTTAAGATGCAGACAGGTGGTACAATAACACCCGGTGGTGGTAGTGGTGGTCTTCAAGTACCTACTACACCCGGTTTTTATTCACCTAATATACCGCCACCATCTACTGCTAACCCACCAGCACTTCCTCCTGCTTCAACAATGCCTGTTCCTAATCCGCCAACAAATACAAGTAATGCTAGGGCTAATAATGTTCAAGCATTTTCTGTAGAACAAATGTATAATCCTTCCTTACCACAAGGTGGTGTTACACAGGCTGCAATGACACCACTAACTGCTGGACAAGAGATAGCTTCAGGTACAGCTTCAATAGGACCACGGCAGGGAATTAGTACTCAACTAGCTGGAACAGCTACAGCTACACCACAACAAGCAATACAAGCTAACTTGGTACAGGCTGATACATCTGCACAAGCTGTAGACACTGCATTGCAAGCCACTCAAGCAGCACAGGCTAACCCTCAAGACCCTCGCGCACAGGTAACTGCTGCACAGCAAACAGCCTCGTCTGTGGGCAACCTACAAGCTGCACAGGGAAATGCTATTCTGATGAGCAATTCTCAACAGAGGCAGATTCAACAGGGTGAACTTATTAGTGGTACTGGTATTGATGCAACAAAAGCTGCACAGGCTACTGCTCAAACACAGGCTGCTGCTGCATCAGCACAGCCATCACAACAAGCATTAGTACAAGGGCAGCTTGCTAACTTAGCTAATCAGTTTACTGGTGCTAACCCACCTGCATGGGCTGCTGGTGCTATTCGTACAGCTAATGCACAGATGGCTGCTCGTGGTTTGGGTGCTTCATCATTGGCTGGTCAGGCTATTGTGCAAGCAGCTATGGAAGCATCGCTTCCTATTGCACAGGCAGATGCAGCTATAATTGCACAGTTTGAACAACAGAACTTGTCAAATCGTCAACAGTCAGCAATGCTTGCTGCAGAGCAACGTGTTAAGTTTTTAGGTCAAGAGTTTGACCAATCATTTCAAACTAAAGTACAAAACGCTGCTAAAATTTCTGATATAGCAAATCAAAACTTTACTGCTGAACAACAGATACAATTAGAAAACTCACGTGCTGCTAATACAATGAACCTACAAAACCTGTCTAATACACAGGCTCTTACAATGTCGAAAGCTGCAGCACTTGCTCAACTAGACACAGCTAATTTAAATAACCGTCAACAATCTGCTGTACAAAATGCACAGAACTTTTTGCAGGTTGATATGGCTAATCTATCTAACGAACAGCAAGCAGAGATGTTTAAGTCTCAATCTATTATTCAGTCATTATTTACTGACCAATCTGCAGAAAATGCATCACGTCAATTTAATGCTACATCACAAAATCAAACAGACCAATTCTTTGCTAACCTTGCTAATCAAGTATCACAGTTTAACGCTACTCAGATAAATGCACAGGAACAATTTAATGCAGGTCAGGTCAATACAATAGAGCGTTTTAATTCTGAACTAAACAACCAACGTGACCAGTTTAATGCACAGAACCAGCTTGTAATTGCACAAAGTAATGCACAGTGGCGAAGAGAGATTGCTACTGCTGACACTGCTGCAGTTAATCGTGCTAACGAACTTAATGCAAGTGCCGTGCTTGATATGTCAAAACAAGCATATGACAATTTGTGGACATATTATGCAGACACTATGGAGTGGGCATGGACATCTGCAGAAAACGAATTACAACGCATGAATGATTTAGCTGTGGCACAACTTAGCGCACAAACACAAAAAGATGTAGCTGCCGCACAGAAGAAATCATCTGCTGGTTCAGCCATTGGCAAGTTACTTGGTACACTTGGTAGTGCTTATATTAGTTCTGTATTTGGGAAATAAGAGAGGTAATAATGTCAAGAGGTATGAATCCCGGTATACAAGCATATAAAAACTACGCTAATGCACCACGTGCAAAGAAAGTTGAGCCAGACAATAATGCAGGTTTAATGCAATCTATTAAACGTATTAAAGATGACTCTACTAATATGCCAAATGTTAGGCAAAGAGCAGCAGCTTATTTTCATGCAATACAAGACGCACACGAAAAAATAAAGGCAGATAAAAATGGAGCAGCTTAATAAGCCAGACTTAAATGCCGCCATGTTTAATGCTCCTATTCCGGGGCAATCATTGACACATGAACTAGGCGCAAGACCGTGGCAAAGCCCATCACGTTTTAGTACACTTGAAGAAGTAGTAGATTACTATATTAAAAAACTAAACGATGATTCTGTTGCACAGCAAGTTCTGACAATTATAGAGCAAAAAGATTTCTCTGTTTCTGACATGGCAAATGTTATTCAGTTAAGTAGCGTAATGCAGGGTGTACATAACATTGACTTGGGTGTTCTTGTTATGCCTATTATTATGGAATTTATTATGATGATGGCAGATGCTGAAGGTATTGAGTATGAAACAGGACTTGATGATGAAAGCCCAGAATTAAAAGATGCTGCTGTAAACAAAGCACTAGCTGACTTTGCAAAACAAAAAGATGCAGGGGAAGCAGAAGAAGAAGAGCAAGAGCCAGAAGAAGAACCCGTAAAAGGTCTGATGTCTAGGAGAGCATAATGGGATTTTTTAATGTAGACTTTGACGATGTTCTTGTAGGTACTATTGAAGGTATTGATGAGGGGCTTACAAAAGATATAGCTAGAACACGAGAGAATGAGCAGCGTCTTCGTGATATTACTTATACAACACGTAAAACAGAACTGCAACGTTTTAATAAAGATGTGAAAGACAATGCTAAAAAAATTGATGAAGCTGCAGCAATTTTTGAAGGTGATGTGGATGCTATATATTCTTTAGTTAAAAGTGAAGGTAGTTTAGATGCAGCAATAGAAGCAGCAAACGTATTGAAAAAACAATCTCAAACTTTAGGTATATCTCCTAAACAAACACTAGGTCTTGCTGAAGGTGGTACAGGAGTTACTGCTATGCAGCTTGCTAAGTATACAGCGACACCTGTAAACTTTACTGACACAAAAATACAAGCAAGTGATACTGCTGTAGGTCTCATGAGAATTTTGCCCGGTGCGGGAGAGGGTTCAGTAGCACGTATTGAACAGGGCATAACTGCTGACTTAAAAGCTGCTGGCTTAGAAATGAGTTCACCAGAAGAAGCATTAAAAGATGTTAAACCAGCTTTAACAAATAAACTTCGTCCTTATATGCTTGGACGTGTTGCAGACCCAAGTGCTGAAATAAAAAGACTTGCTATTGTTGCACAGAATTTAAAAGCAAATGGTAAAAACGATGAGGCTACAGAAGTTAATGCAGAAATGCGTAGGGTTTTAGCGTCAAAAGCATCTGGTGAAATTGATGAGATTACACCTAGCTTTTCTCGTTTAACAAAAGCTGATTATACAAAGTCTATCTCAGATGCTATGGGTTTAGGTGGTAACTTTGTAGGAGATGCTTACCAGCCAGATACAAATCAAACAGAAATACTTATGGAGACAGACAGAGTTTCTGATGTAGCAAATGAACTGCAACGTCAAGCAGTAGAAGCTGGCGTGGATTATGGTATTGCTTCTAGGAGAATCAGACAAGCCATTAGAGAAAATGTACTTATTACATTTGAAGCAAGCGAAGACGGTTTAGGTGGTCAGTTTGAATTAGTTGAAGGCACTCAGTTCTTTAATACAAGCGTTATTCGTGGTGCTGGTGGTGGTGATACTTTAGTAGGAGACCAATCTGCTACTAGCGTAGCTGGTGGTTCGGGTGCTTCTGCTGGAAGCATTAATTCAGATGCTCTAAACTCAGCTATTAATGAGTTAAGCGGTTTGCCAGACGGAGAGAAAGAAATAAGAAAACGTCAAATATTAAAAATACCGGGAGGTAGGCAAGCCCTAGAAGATGCGGGAATGCTATAATGGCTACACCACTGTATCACATGTACGGAGATGATGAGTTAAACAAAGATACTCTTATCAAAGATGAATCATTTATTGACGATGCTGCAAACTTTCTCATTGAAAGAGAAGGTAAAAAAGCTGTTGAACTAGATACAAATGAAAAAGTATATGATGCTTACATGGAGCATTTTAGATTTCAAAATGTAAATGAAGTTACAGCTATACGTGACATGACCTATGCTCAAAATGCTAATGATGAGCAACGTGCTAGGTTTGGTAGGTTGATGGATACCTATGACCGTATGGATAGTGACTTAGGATTAAATGCCGCATTGGATTATGCAGAGGGTGTGTTTACTGCTCCATCCACATATGCTGGCATTTTTTCTTTTGGGGCAGCTAAAGCAGGTGCTGTTGCTGCTAACCAAGGTATCAAGGTAGGCATACGACAGGCAATAAAAAATCAAGCACTAAAGAGTGCAGCCGTTGGTGCTATGATAGATGCGCCTGTAGCTGCTGCTACTGTAGCTGCACAAGAACAAACACGTGTAGAGACAGGTATAAAAGAAGATATTGACATGACGCAAGTGGGTGGTGCAGCAGTGCTATCCACTCTTACTGCTGGTGTTATGGGTGGTGTAACAGGTTCACTAAAGTATAAGTCAAGTGCTGCCGCACAAGAGATTGTTAATACTGCTACCAAAGTAGAAACAGAAGCAGTAGAGGAAGCAAACAAACTATCAGTAAAAGTGTTCAAGGATAAAGGCACTAAAAAAATTGCACTCAATTTGGAAAAGAAACTTTCTTTAGAAGAAACAATTCCTGAAGAGTTAAAGCGTGGTGAGAAGATAAAAGAAATGTTAACGCCTGAACAGGCAAAGCTACGTGGTGAACTTAATGATAAGATTATGCAGAACATTGCTGCTGCTAGTGCAAGAATATATAAACTTATACCACCACGTGAAGGCATTGTAGCTGGTAGTGCAGAAGATTTACAAGAGCGTTTTGTTTCTCGTATAACAAGGGGTATTCGTTCTGGTGTGTTTCCAAAAGCACAGTTAAAAACAATACTCAAAGACCACAATGTTTCTATAGAACAGATTGGTGTTCATTTTTATGCTGACTTAGGTGCAGTTGTTGCTGAAGAAGCATCTCGTGCTGGACGTACATTAGGTGCATTTGGTAAGGGTAAAAAAGAAGCTGAAAAATATCTGATGGCAGAACTTAATTTGCTTGATGATGAACTGCTATCTATGACTAACTTTTCTAATAAGGCTCGTATTAAAGCACTAAGAAAGCTGGAAGAAGACACAGGTATTAATCTTCAAGGTAGGATAGGAGATGCAATACGACATGTAAACAAAGCACGTGTTGGTTTGATGACTGTACAAACAGCAACCACAGTACGTAACACTACAAACGGTTACATGCGTAATTACATATATGCTTTGGATAATTTAGGTTCTGGCCTCTTTAATATGGCAAAGGGAAATGTAGCTAAATTAGGAAACTTGTCTACAGAAGAAGCTGTACAGGCAGCAGATAATGCAGTAAAACTAGGCAAGGCTCAGATGAGAGTTGCTGCAGATTCTGCTCGTATGAAAGACTTGGTGTTTGGTATATCTAGTGCAGAGTCTCTTGCTTTAGAACGCATATTTAGAGATGGTGTATTTGGCAACTCTGAAAAAGCGCAGAAATTGTTTCTGGATATGGGTGATGTAGCTGACCAGACAGGTGCAGAGGGTGGGCTTATGGGTGTTGCTCGTAAGTTAAACACACTTAATACTATGTCAGATAACATGTTCAAACGTGCTATATTCTCTCGTGAACTTGACAAGCAAATTAGACAACTAAATCCAGAAAGAAGTTTGCGTAGTGTTCTTGAGGAAGGTAACTTTAGTAGTATACCACAAGAGAACATAGCAGATGCTATGGAAAAGGCACTAGACTTTACTTATCAAACTGGTAAGTTTAAAGGTAAAGAAGGTGGATTTAATACTTTTGCAGATGCATTTATTAAATTTGGACAAACAACTGGTGGTTCTATACTATTTCCGTTTCCAAGATATATGGTAAATCAGTTTAGATTTATGTATGAACATATGCCTGTATTTGGTTTATATGATTTTGCTGGTGTTCTAAATAAATCAGAAATGTCTGACCGTATAGGCAAACAAATGACAGGCTTGACTATGTTAGGTACTTTCTTTGCCCTACGCTCTCAGTTTGGTGATGAGACAACAGGTCCATATGAGTATAAAGACCCGACCAGTAATGACCTGTTTGACGCAAAAGCAACTCTAGGTCCGTTTTCTGCTTATGCAATGCTTTCTGATTATTTCTACAGGTCAAATTTTGGAAAGAAGCTGCATGACAATGAAAAGGTTGCCACTACAATGCCGTATAGCGTGAGAGAGTTTTATAGTGCTATTACAGGTGGACAAGGACGGGCTGGAACACAGCTTGCAATGATAGATGGGATTGCTGAAGTGGCTATTAATGGTATGCAGTCTGGGTATTCTGAAGAAAGGTTGTGGGAAAATATTGCAGCAGCAGCAGGTGGGTATTTAAGTACATACACAGTTGGTGCAGGTGTTTTGAAAGACATGGTAGCAACCATAGACCCTGAGTTTAGATATGTTCCTGACAATACAGATGTAGAACTATTGCCATATATGTTAAAACAAGCAACTCGTTCTTTTCCACAGACAGTTGACCCAGAGGCTAATGGTTTTCTTGGAATGACAGGTATTGGGCCACAGCGAACTGCTATATCACAGAGTCCAACACGTTCTGGTGGGTTAAAATATGTAAACCCTTTTATTAAACAGCTTACTGGTCTTACCCCAAAAGAAGGCAAGACTTATATGGAAAAAGAGTTAGGGCGACTAGGCTTTGATTATTTTGAAATATCACCTGCTCGTATTAAACTTGACAAGCCATTGTCAAATGAAGCAAAAGGTCTGATGGGTAAGTACATGGAAAGAAGAGTAGCTTCTTATGTAAGTAGTCGTGACTATAAAGGTTTGCCTAATGATAAAATAAAAAGAATTTATCTAAAGCAAATGATTAATAAGTTTAGAAGTGAAGCCAAAAGCCTCGCACTAGACCCAGATAGAATTAATACAGGTATGACATCTAAAGAAAGAAATAGACGTTTTAAAACTCTATATTATAATAAAGTACCTGCAGCACAGAGAACTCTTATAGAAGAGAATTACAAGATAAAAAATAATGGGCGAACGATTGATGAAGATGGTGCTTATGAATTTGCTTTGTCAAGAGCAGAGGGAAGAAAAGAGTTGAAGAAAGAATTTGGGGGCAATTAAGCCCCCTCTTTTATTGTGTAATGTACTATTATACCTACATAATACATGTAATAACAAAGTAGTGATAAAATAAATAGCTTACCTATTGTCTCCATCACCACCAAGTGTGCCTCGTTTACTTCTCCCTGATAGCTTAGAATAATTTTCAGAAGCAATATCAGAAAGATTATAACCCAAGTCGTGTGCCAGATTAGCGCAGTACCATAGAACATCTCCAATCTCCGCTGCTATTTCAATCTTCTTCACTTCAAATAACTCTTTGTCTGCACCATCCCTGATAAACTTCTTTACCTTGTTAGCAACCTCACCTGCTTCACCTGCAAGTCCAAGTGCTGGATACAGAATACGGTGTGTTGCTGGATAGATAGCAAACTCAATTGATTTACGTTGGTATTCGTCAAGCTGCATGTCTTTGTACCGTTGCTGTAACCATTCCTTCGCTTCTTGTTCCAAACTCATCAAACAACTCCTTTGTTTTCTTCTGCGAAATTTTGAACCATTCCAGCTTTCGCTCACTTGCTTCTATCTCAAACAAGCTGTGCAAATCTTTTTCTGCTTTAGCATTATCTTCTACACGTAATTTACATAACAGCTTGTACTCTCTAAATGGGTCAGCAGTTTGGTAACTTCCAAGTCTGTTCTCAGCAACCATTGCCTTACCTATTTTTACCCAACCCTTACGCAAGGGGTGTATAATTGCATACACATCACCTGCTTTTTCTTGGTGATAAAGACGTGTGACAAGTTCGTTGATGTCATTAACAGATGTATTTTGAAACACAATCTTGTCCATTTTACCACCCTGCTGTAAATAACTTTCTAATGTTCTGTGCTTACGCTTGTAAAAGATTAATCCAATAGGACTCATGTGGTGGTTCTTTCCGGGGTTACGCCAAGTTGTACCATCAAAAACCTTACCGTCTTCTCTAACATCCCAATTCTCAGGTTTTTTCATTTTCTTCTCCTTCTGTCTGTTCAAGGGGGAAATATTTTGTAAGTATTTCTAACTTATCATGATAAGCTGCGGCTTTGTCAAGTTCTAAGTCTATAGTTTCTATAATATCAGAGTGTTCTCCAATGCCTACGGTCTGATTCATGTAGACTTCTATGTTAGCAAGATGTTTATTTATACCACCAACTAAATAAGAACGAGTTGCATTTATCATAACATTTTTTATACTCATAATTTTTCCTTTCTAAATCTGTGTTTAAAGAACACTACTAAATTAAGCAGAGTGTTTGTTGTAATCATTACAAGTATCCACCACTGCCACCATAGCAAGTCTAGTCCACTACACTCTATCATTATGCAGCAGTTAAGTCAACTACTTCACAAACTCCTGCGGTACATGCTAACTCACGACCACCTGATGTAGTGTCTTCTTTTTCAAACTCTTGCAACGCAGACCAATTAATTGATATAGGCATTTTTGTTTTCATTTCTGCATACTCTTCTTTAGTGCAGTCCTGATATGGTGCTTGCTTATATGTGTGTTCACTAAATGGCAAGAAACTGATACCTGATACTTCATCAAAGTTATTGTAAACCCAAGCACCCACAAGCATCCACTCATGTTCTTTTACGCTAATTGTAACAGATGGTTTATGTTCACACCAGTGACGTTGATACTTTAACCACAACTCAAGCTGCTCAATAGCAGACATGGCAGTACGTGTTACAGCACGTGTGGGTGACTTCATAGGAAAGCTAAACACCGTAGTGCTATCTGGCTTCATAACATCTGGCTCTGCAGGAATACCCTGTGATATCATAAACTGTGTCAGTGGGTCTTTGTTATCACCACGAACAGTACGAATGTAGTAAGGGTTGTGACGAGCGTGTATACCTGATGCACTGTCTACCAATTGTGACACCGTACCAGATGGCTTAACACATGTGATAGCAGTTGACTGTGATATACCTAGCTGGTCAGCCATAGCTTTGTTAGCATCAATAGCTGCATCACGTAATGCTTCAAGGGTATGTCCAATGTTCATTCCCAGATGAGCAGAACGACCTGATGTTAATTCATTATCCATGATACCTGTTAGTGATACACCTAACAGACGTTCTTCCTCTGTATTCTTTTTCCAAATACTACGTAGGTATTTAAAATCTGTAAGAGTAGATTGGAATGTACCCAAGATAGTAGCTAGTCTTACCTTTTCTGTTAGTGTCTGCTGCGTGTCTGTTTCACGTACAACAACCTCAGACAAGTTGCAGAACTGATATGGACGTAGGATAATCTCACTACAAGGATTACATCCAAAATCTTGTTCAGCATCTCTACGACCATTCTTAGCTGCTTGCTTATGTGCAGACTGACGATTGAAGATACCACGCTCACCTGACTTACTCTCGTATAGCGATAGCCATTCACGCATGAATGTACCCATCTGTGGCTTTTCTTTATAGGCAACGCTGTTGTTTGCAAGCGCACGTTGTCCTTCATTTTCCCACCACATACCTGCTTTTGCATGACTCATCTGGTCATCATTCAGGTTTGATAGGCTGATGAGTGCGCTGCGTCTGACCCCACCGACAACTACAACCTCACCAATCTTACACATAATGTCGTGACACTCAATGGGGTAGAGCCTACGACCTTTCGCACCCTTAAACTTTTCAATGATAAAATCAAATAGTTCTTCCAACGGGGCCGGGCCACTGGCTCTACCACCAAAGGTTTTTAACCTAGCACCTGCTGGGCGTACTTCTGATACATCCCATAGTGGTATTTGCCCTGCGTAGAGAAGGGAGATAAGTTCACGCAGTGATTTGGCCCAGCCCGGACGTGAATCGCCAACCTTGATAACAGTATCCGTTACATGCATATCTTCGTTGACGATTGGTAGCTTCTCAATATGATGACGTTCTACTGAAAAGCCTACACCTGTGCCGCACATAAGAATGTACATTGTCTCATCAAATGCACGTGGATTATCCACAGGTACGTATGAGCAATTGTATCCGCCAACATGGCAACGGTCTAGTGCTGGACCTGCTGTCATTAAGGCTCTCATGCTTGGCATAATATGTTGGTCAAGAACAGCAGTCTCTAACTCTGCTCTTAGTTCATTAGATAACTTGTAATTATGCTTATTGAGCAAATGCCCAGAAAGATAATCAAAGTATCGTGTGACTGTTTCACTCCAAGTCTCTCTTCTTTGTTCATCCTCTTTCCACCTCGCATAACGAGACAGTGCTATAAAGTTTTGATAGTCTGTAGGTAATTGATTGCTTATCATTTGGGGTCACTCCTGTATAGTTCTAATGTTACGTATTGTTATTCCTTCAATATCATATAGATATTCTTCTACACTTTCTTCTAGTTCTTCTGCTACATTTTCATCTGCAGGAACTGGATAATCTTCCGGGTCTACGTCTAATGTAAGAAACATTTTAACTCTCATCATCATAGCAGCCCTCAACTTCAGTAATCAATTTGTCAAGATACCAACTGGCTTTCTTCAAGTCTTCAGTGCCATTCTTATAGCGATAACGCCATATATACTTCATGATGTTACCCTGTAAATAGTATTCAAAACCATCTCCTGTTGCAGCAGCAATAGCTTCTATACACTCTATTTCTGTAGAGTTATAATGAGGTGGGCTATCAATCATGTTTATATTTCCATATACTTTTTTTTCACCCCTCTCTATTTTTTCCATTATGTTTTTATAACTTGTCATTATGCACTCCCTTTTGTATTTGTTCCAAAGTTTATGGAGATTACATTATCATCTCGCCCAACAATACTACCATATCCTCTTTCTTCTACTATGTCAAGTTTTTCTTCTACAAAATTATGTGCAAGTTCTCTGATGTCTTCATTAAACTCCATAATAGGCACACAGGATGCAAGCATTTTACAAAAATGCATGAGTTGCCCATAGTCGTCATCATTTATCTCATTTCCTTCTGATGTAATAACAGCGATATCTACACCACCTGTCCACACACCTTCTTCATTTAAGTCTGGTCTTACTCTTACTATAAAATCAGATGATTCTAATCCTTGTTTATCTTCCATTATTTATTTCTCCTTTCTATTTTTTTACCAGTAAAAGAAATAAACGATGGATGTTTATTCTTTCCACGCTCTTTTAACCATTCCTCTGGAATAATACGGTCATAATAACTAAAAGAGTATTTGATACACCACTCTGCATATGTAGACTTTGCACCCTTGCGTAGCTTACGTTTACTATTTTCAAATACAAATCGTATATCTAACTTAGGATGTTGCTTTTTAATAGCAAGGTGTTTGCGTCTGTCAGAAGCAGTAAACATTCCTTTTGTTTCTATTATAATTCCATTAGGTAACACAAAGTCTGGTGTATAAGTACGATATGCTAGGTCTTCCCATTCTATCTTAATACATTCGTAACCAAAATTAATTTTTAGTTCTTTTAAATAATCTGATAGCTTGACCTCTAAGCCTGACCGATAACCATATTTACGTGCTGCTCTAAACTGTTTAAAGTTAGGCGGCATTGTATTTCTCCGCTAGTTCTACGTAGTCTATTATCTTTGGTTGTTTAGCCTGTGACATAACAGCAGGTAGCCGTGTTAGGTTAGGCCAGCAGTCATTTCTATATGAACAGAAGGAACATGTTTTGCTAAGAATTTTATTTCCTGTTTCTTTTCCTCTAAAAGTTTCAACCTCTGGTTCAAAACAACGCTTGAACTTATTCTTATTTACATTGTCTACAGTGGACTGTATCTTTTCTATCTCAGTATCAACATCCATACCACTAGCAGGTACGTATTTAAACTGACCATTTGCTTTGTTTACTACCCACCAGCCACCAGCTTTTTTGCCAGATGCTTTTGCATACCCAGCTAATTGTGCAACGTATCCAAAGGCATCGCTGCTTGCCAGAGTACTGTAGGATTCAAACTTATTTTTGTATGACCAGTCTGAAGCAGATTTAATATCATCAACTGCATCTTGAATGACAATATCATATGAACCGTTAATGCTAGTATTACCAATGTCTAAGCTAACTTTTTCAGTATCTTTATATTTTACTCCTGCTTCTTTTAACAGACCTTTAAACACTGCCTCAACAATATCACCAAGCATCATGTTCATTACAAAAGTAGTTGGTTTAGGAAGAGCAACTTCAGGCTTGTTTTTCTCATACCAAAGTTGGCACGCTGGTCTTCCAACATTTGACATGCGAAACCTAAAGTCACCCTTCTTGCCCCCACCGAACTGGCGTTGCAATGCTTCTGCTACATCATTAGCTACTTGTTTAATAGTGCTTTCTGACATTTTAGTTTTGCCATGTGTTGCGTCTTCCATATATTGGTGCAACGCTAGTTCAGCCGGGTGATTCATTACGCTACCTCGTCTTCCTCAATGTCTACCAACTCAGCAACCATAACCTCATCATCTTCTTCCATAGAAGAGTTTGCTTTCTCTGCCCATGTGTTTGCAATGTACGAGTTATAGTTATCTACCCACGACATAAAGTCCATAAACATTTCTTGGTCTTTGTCTGTGATGTTGATAGTTTTTGATACATCCAGCGATACTGTTGGAAGGTAAAAGGCATTGCCGTTTGGCAACTTTCTTTCCTGAGTATTAGCCGTAATGATATGCTGCAGTGGCATCCGTTGCATCTTCTTAAGAGAAACAAAGCTATCGCCCACAATTTTAAATGCATCACGATTATCAATCTCCCAGATAAACGGGGTAGGCTCAACGTCCACTGCATCTCCATTTGAAGTTACAGCATCGATTAGTTCAACCGTACCTAATACCACACGAACACGTTTAATCTGCCGTATCAAATCCTGTGTCTTCTGAGGCAGTGCCTTAAAGTCTTGGATATAACCAGCAGGTTTACCGCAGTTAAAACCACCATCATTATCCTTGAGGTCTACATTCAAGTCATCATTCATGAGTGTCTTAACATAACGATTTGATTTATCACCCACACCCTTTACAAAACGCTTGTACATAAAACGCTGCAGGAATGGGCGAAGTTTAATTGACGGAGCATATAGAGTATCACCATCAGGTATTTCTAGTTTGTATGTACCACCAGATACAACTTCCATGTTTACTGTCTTACCCTTTACTTCTGTCTGACCCATGATAGCTGAGTGATTAATCCGAAGACGTGCAAGACTACTAGACTTTTGCTTCTGGGCTGGGCCTTCGCCAGCAATACCCATTGCCTTTGCCATAGCTGCATAATTGTTGGTATCAATAGTAGTTAATTGTGTCATATTTAATCTCCTTTTGTTACTAAAGTTTGGTAGTTATATCAGATTACATCCTTAGTGTCAAGCCAATTTGGACCAATTTTTGCCTCTAATAGAAGCGGTACATTAAAGTCTATACCCCATTGTAGTTTAATTAGGTTGGGTAAGTCTTTGTTTGTACTGCTTATTGCTTCTACAACTGCTCTTTCTTCCTCTGGATGAACATCAATAACAATGCTATCATGCACTGTGTTTACCACACATGACCGCATGTTGTCAAGTAGTTTTTGTATATGCATAAGTGCTATTGGCACAATGTCTGCTGTAGCAAATGACTGCACAGGGTAGTTTTTTATTTGTGTAAAGTGTGATACACGACCACTTGTTTTACGCACTACGTCTGGAAAGGCAAACTCCCGGCCAGAAGGTGTTCGTATTACACCTGTATTTAAAGCTTCTTTAGCCAATCTGGTATGCCAAAACCCAATTCCTTCGTACTTTTCCGTGAAGTGTTCGTAGTATTTTGCTTCGGCAGGTGTGCGTCCGAACCCCGTTGCCCCGTAAAGGGGCGCAAAGGTATGCGCTTTCGCTTCTTGGCGACTCGTAGGTTGACCAGCATCAGATATAACTTTACTCGTATATGAGTGAACATCAAAACCAGTTGAAACTTCTTCAATTGCTACTCCATCTTGTGATAAATATGCGGCAGTACGAAACTCTAACTGAGCAAAGTCAGCTTCGAGTATCTTGCCTTTGTTCCATCTTGATACAAACACCTTCTTAACAGGAAATGTACCACCTCTTGGCATGTTTTGCATGTTAGGGTCAGCACCAGAGAACCTACCAGTAGAGGTGCGGTGCTGTAGCAGACGGACATGCAACTTACCGTCAGCCTTTGTGTGTATGTTAATGCCCTCTACAAAAGAGGATAGGTAAGTTTCTACTGCAGATAGTCTGCGTACTTTTGATAGAAAATCAACTGCATCATCCATACCCTTTGCTCTTGCAGAAGTCTCAAGCAACTCTAGGTTCTGCTTACTTGTGCTAAAGCCATTTGCACTTGCCCACTTAGGGGATGGTGGCTTAAACTTGAGACCAGCTAAATCAGAAGTAGGATTGAAAAGAAAACCCATATTACCGCAAGTATTACATCTATTCTCTTTTGCATAGGGTGTACCATCTTTCTTGAGTTTTCTGACGTATCCCGTTCCATTACAATCCCCACATTTTTCTGCCTTTGTTTTATATATTCTATCTGTTCCAGATGCAATCAGACTACGAAAGTCTGCGTTATCCATATAAGGGTCAATGCTGTTTGCCCAATAGGTCTTATCCTTTACTCTCCTACCATATATAACCCAAGACAATTGTTCTGGTGAATTAAGATTAATAGGTGTGTCACCCATAAGATTATGAATATGAGTCTGTAATCCATTTACCAGTTCCTCTCTTTCCTGTTCAAACTCCTTCTTCACACTGTCTAATGCATCTCTGTCAACTTTGAAACCTGTTTGATATATCCTTGCTAGAGATACACAAACTTGGTTAGTCAGTTGAACTGTATTCATTAGGCTTGCATCTTTGCTGTTAAGGCGATACACAAGTTTGTCAGCCAACTGCTGTGTAGCATTAAGGTCAGCAGACAGATATTCACATAGTTCATTGTATGGTATATCACGTGTTGATAATCCTTTCTTAAAGTATTCTTTCAGTGTGTCTTGTTTCTTTGTATCTAACTCATAACGTTCTGCACAAGCCTCAAGAGACAGTGGCTCTTTGATACCACGCTGTAGCACATACTCAGCCAGCATTGTGTCAAACACAGGGCCATTATACTTGAAGCCTGACTCCCACAACCATAGTAAATCGTGTGCTGCATTATGCATGATGAGTACCGTAGCCTCATCTAAAAACCATTGCACACGTTCATGATAATCTTTTTGATTAGAAACATCAGCATGGTCAAACGGGAAGTGTTGCTCAACACCTTGGTCAGTTAACACACCTACCATGACCAGTGTATTCTCTGGCTCAAATGGGTCAAGGTGCATCTTACCATTCCGATGCGTTACTGTATTTTCTACATCTAATACTATTTTCATTATGCTTCATACCTCGCTGTTTTGTAATCTAGTTCACAGTGTACCACACCATGCCATCCTGTCAACTTATTTTTTACTACGTTCAGATGGCGTTGGTTATCTTCTTCGTCCTGCCCATCGACAGGTGGGTTCTTTGCAATCAGCACCATGAGGTCTGCCTCTGCTGCTTTACCTGTGCGTGACCCTTCCATCATACTCTGGTTCAAGAGTACCTTGCCCTCTGCCTCTGCCGATAGCTGAGACATATAGAAGACAGCGCACTCATGCTCCTTTGCAATCTGTCTTGCATGTACTGCATTAGCTTTCAATGCTTCATCTTGCCTTGCATAACCGCCCTTGGCAAACTTATCTCCCATGTCAAGCAGTACAATGTCTGGCTGGTATGTCTTACATATAGACTCTACCCAATTCATATCACGTCCTGTAGCATCCTTAATCTTAATGCGTTCCTTTACAGGTGCATATAGATTACGTGCCTTTGCTGGCTCTTTCTTTATCTCCTGCATAGTCATACCTGTAGCAGCAGTTAGATATCTTGCACCAACACGATGATACCCTTCTTCGTTACACAATATAATACAGTTAGCACCTTGATGTGCAAACCCACCGGGGCTGGCAATCAAACTCGCGTGGAAGGATGTCTTGCCTGTGTTTGGTCTCGCACCAATCTCAATCAAGTGTCCAGAATTTACCCCCTCAACCTTACGTGTTAGGCTAGGTATATTGAATGTCCACCTTGCTTCTAGGTCTGCCTTTGCCATGAGTGTGTCAAGTTCGATGTCATCCCATTCTACATTGAGGTTAGGCGTAAAGTCATCTCCATATTGCTCAAGCAATAAACGCAGTGGCTCAAGGCTTGACTTCTCACCATTGACATAATCGAAACCAAGGTTGGCAATGTCCTCTCCAATTACCTGTTGGAATAACTTGGACAACACCTCTTGCGATACATCACTGCCAAGTGGCTGTTCCTTTTTGATTGTATGAAACAACGCAGAGTATGCTTGCTTTTGTGCCGTAGTCAGTGTTGGATTGTTGGACATAAACAATGCCTCAATCTCATCTGGTGTTACAGTACGTTCATATCTCTGCATTGCTGCATCAATGGCTTGTTTGATTTTACGGACATCTTTGCTGAACAATCTATCGGGGCAACGTGCGCCACGATGTTCATCATAGAATGACTTGTTCATCAGACTCCTTATTAGTGATAGTTCCATATATTATTCTCCCATGCTGTTTAGGTTGGCTATATCAATACTACTACGATATTTCAAATCATCTGTCAACCGTAGAACCTTAACATTATCTACGTGACCTCTCAATTCTTTTGCAAACGCTAGAGTCTTTGGTAATGCATCTGGGTCTAGCGCAATGATTGCTGTCGAGAACTGTGCAAGATACCTCTTGTGTCCTTCTGATAATGATGTACCCAACACAGCTACACCAACAAATACATCATCACCTACAACTGCGGCACTCACACAGTCCTCAACAACTACAGCTACCTTACCACAACCAGATGAATAAGGCAAGCTACTTTTTCCGTATCGCTTCCATTTAGGCAATCTCTTCATCACAGCACGACCTGCTGCATCTACAATTTTGCCATCATGTACGACAGGAAATACAACTCTGTCTTCTTTGACATCATACATAAGATTATACTTGTCATAATCTAAATCCCACATAGCACAAAACTTATTTGCATGATAGTTGGTATGATTTCTTACCACGTAGGGTGGCAACTCAAATGCTTCATCAGCAAAACGCTGAACGTCACGCATATTATCACGTATATCATCAACAGACAAGTGGACACGTGTACCACCCTTTGTACCACAAGATGCTTTGTAGCAATTCCATACAAGTGAACCCATGTTATTGGTCACTGTGAATGTCTTGTAGCCACCACACTCAGGACAATTCATCCTCTTTGTAGTTCCATTAGGTATATCCATATCACTTATAGTGTTATATATATTATACATGTATTAATCACTTTCCTTTGCGGCACTTGTAATGCTTATATCATGATTTTTACGCTGTGTCAATGCATAATCTGCACTTGCCAGTGTATTTTTTATGTACGGTTGCACACTCTGTGGGTTAGCATGTCCTGTAACCGACATTATCTGTCCGATACCGACACCTGCCTCTACCATTTCAGTTGTTCCTGTCCTACGTAAGTCAGATAAACGTAACTCCTTGGGTAATCCCGCTACATCCATTATGTCACGTGCATGTAGGGGAAGTTTCTGTAACGAGTACGGTATAAACTTACCACGTATTGGGTTAGGTCTTGGTGCAACGTATGGTTGAAATCCAAAGTCTTCGTTTTGTTGTACTAACATTTGAAATAACTCATCTGAAATAGGCAGTGATACTTCAGCCCTTCGCTTTGACTGCTCAATATGCACTGTCTGGTCAACAAGATTGATGCTATCCCATGTGAGCATACGCATATCACCTAATCTCTGACACCATTCGTATGCCATCTGTGCTATAAGCCCTATGTTTCGCCATTTAAAGTCGCTGTAGGCGGTATCTAAGAACTTTTGTACATCACCCCTACTCCAAACAACCTTGCGCCTCTGTGCGGCTCTTTTGCGGATGTTTGCAAATGGATTTGTTTGTATAAGTTCTTCACGTACACCATGATTAAAAACAATACGTGTTACTGAGATGGTGTGATTCGCAAGATGCAGTCCTCTCTCGCACCAATCGTTGTATGCTGACTTTGCAATACGTGTTGTAATTTTGTCACAGTAAAAGTGACAGAGGGGTTTACCCTCTGCCTCAGTGTTAAGCAGCACGTTTATAAAGTATTTATACTGTGCTTTAGTTTCATCCCTTAACTGTTTGAAATCAAAGGAAGAAGTATAGTCATGGACTAGCTGCTGAAGTTTCATTATGCAGCCACCAATCTTTTGAAAGGCTCACTGTCAATCCACTGACCAACTTTGTTCTCTCTGTTGAACATAGTAACTGCGGCAGTATCGTGTCCAGTATTTCGCATTGTGAAACCGTTGCGTTCATCTGCGTATGTAGCATAGTTAGTAAACGCTGAGTACAGAGCGAACACATTACGTCCACGTGTTGCTACCTCTTGATTGTACAAGGTAAACATCTTGTCTGCGGCACGGTCTGACTTCATTAACTTTTCCAAGAAGGCCCGGACATCTACGTTGACAAGGCTCTGATTAGCCCACTCTTGTAAGCGTCTGGTTTGCATCTGGAAGTCTTCGTTAGACTTACGCAGTTGTGTAGTGAACCGTTCAACGCTGAATCCTGAAGTGTTCTTGCGTCTTACTTTGTCATGGTCTCCACGAATCATTCCGTTTGTACAGAAGAAATCAATAGCCCCAAAGAACACTTGATTGGAACAGCTACCGTCCACGGCACGTAATCCTATGATACGCTGTGCTACAGTTGTCTCATGTCTGTCTGTCACAATCTTAGTTGTTACATTAGGCAATGTAATATCCATAGAAGCCCACGCATTGTTTCTGGCTGACTTCCAGTTGACCTCTGCACCTTGCACTTCATAGGGTGACAGCTTCTCCATCATGGTGTCCTGCACCTTGTTGAAGAACTTAGTATGGGTCTCTGTCGTGAAGTCGTTGCCAACTACACCAAGATACTCTCCTGTGTCTGCATTGATGACGTACTTCTTGTCCGTCACTTTGGTTGGTTCATAAGCCAGTTTGAAATCAAGGTTCTCTGGCACTTCATCAATTAGTTTCGATACATAATCCAATGGCATAATAAATCTCCTTTCTCTGCCGTTAACTGATATTATCTTATAGCGTCAAATATAGCGACAACAAAGCATATTGTCAAGTACAAATAAACATACTCTGCTAATCCCATAAGAATATCACCATAATAATTATAATGTCAAGCACTGTCATTACTCATCATCCTCATCTAGTTCCTCAAGAATCCAATTACAATATGGTTGGCGTTTGCCATCTTCATCTTCAGGTGGAACAAACTTAAACACACTATGCAACAAACATTCTAGCTGTTCTAACTTACCTATATCAGACAACCATATATCCTGACAATCATGTATTGTCATAAGCATACTGCGTATGTCATTGTGAGACTTTAATAATCTTACTCTTTCTTCGTGTGTTATGTTCATGCTACTTCTCCTTTCATCCAGTTAGGCATACTACGTCCTTTGTTATACCTTGCGAACTTCATCTTGTCAACTGTGTAGAACGCACGGTACGCTTCGATAGGCCAAAACTCATCTGTCTTTAAGTGGTCTAAGCCACTGAAACATTGTGGGTGTGGTGTAAGTTTCCCGTCAGGTATCAGGTCAATGCCGCCAGCTATTGCTTGGCTATGCTTACCTGCACCATGCCACTTGCCATACCTGTGATGGTACTCGCATAGCATAGAGCAGTAAAGTTTATAGGCATACCTAAAGTTAGTTCGTGTCTCCACAGCCCACAGGGTACATGGGTGTTTCTGATGCACAGGTTTGTACAGATTCCATGCTTCTGCATAGAATGGTGCATGATGCCACAGTGCAGTGCATAGCATCTGTGCCTCTTCCAGTGGCATCTTCACAATGTGTTGGTCACATAATGACTTGGCTATTGCGTCTACGTTATCCTCAATCAAAAATCTATTCATTTGTACACTCCTTTTTACCTGCACAATCAGTTGGATAGCACTGAATAAGTATCTTATAATACTTGTTCTGGTTCTCGTGATTCCACATCTCTTCATGCGATATGAACTCACACTGTTCTTGTGATAGGGTTTCTTTCATAATGGATTGATTGCCAATAAACTCCCACTCCACACCTGTATGACCCCACATACTTATGACTAAGGCAAACTCTTTCATCCTATTATCCTTTCTATAATCCCAACTATAGCTACATAGAACATGTAGCCAAACGCAGACCAGATTACAATAAACCCAACAATGCTAGTGTCACAGTAGCCATAGTCATCCTTTAATCCTAGCTTTCTCAATAGTTTATTCATCGTGTGCTATCTCCTCTACGTATATTTCTTCGTCATAGTCACCATCATATTCTTTCCAGTGTACACCACCAGTCACAGCTATTTCTTCTGCATCGTCATGTGTATCAGCCTCAACTGTGGCAACACAAATAACAGTATAGCTTCTAGTTACTTCGTATTTAGGCATCTTCTTCTTTCTCCTTTAGTTTTCTTTTACCATCTTGCCACCACTTAATCCGTGCCTTGATAGCTTCTTCTTCACATAGGCCACAGGTATGTATCAGCCTGCCACGTTCATCGTATGTGCAGTCTTTACACCTACTCATGCTCTCCACCATTGCCCCGGCCTAGTCCACCGAAATACTGTGGCCTACGCTTGGCTGTTTCAAACACGCTTACTGTAATGAAGACACCTGCAATCACAACTGCATGTATTGCGGCACTGATACCGAAGGCAACAATGCTACCAAGATACATGCTGAATATGATACACCACATCCATGCCAACACTTGCATAATCATGTGCCGTGTGTTCGTGTCAGGTATGTTACGCAACGGGTTGTGGCTACTGTCCATGATTAGTTTGTATAAGTTAGTCATGCTTATTCTCCTGTGGATATAAATACTCTGCCCAATAGTAAATAGTCTCCCAATTAACACCCACATTGGCATCATGTTTCTTATCTAAGTGATGCAATACTTCATACGCCTGTTCTTCAGTCAGCCACTCACACTCTTGCATCACGTCATTTATAGACCATATGATAGCAATCTCGCCATCCTGAAGTTCAATAGTTCTAGTCATCTGTTTTCTCCTTACGCTTTATCTCATTGTTACACACATAGCATACCAGCTTGTGTGCATATAGCAACCATTCCACAGGTATGTACATCACATTTTTGCAATGCTCACAGGTATGTTTAGTCATGGTGATTGTCCATATACATAGAGTTAAAGAAACTGGTGGCACTATGTGCCAGTTCATCTATATCATTTAAGATATACCCTGAATCTTGGTACTCATTAGCCTCTATCTTGTGGTCATCAATCCACGCAATCATAGTTTCATCATCACCTATTACAATGTGGTCATCCATCATCTCTGTTAGGTAAAAGGATGATGCCCACTGAAATATCTTATCTTCTTCTGTTAACTTAATCGCCATTTTCGTTCTCCTTTATTCTAGGTATAGTACCCTCATCAACAGGCATACCTATGTTCTCTACTGGGTAGTACACATCTACAGCACTGCCACAAGTCGGGCAGGACAAGTTTGTAACCATGCAATAATAAGAATCCTCATTAGATATGTCATGGTCTCCACCCCATATCAGTTGTGTATCACAGTGCCAGCAATTCATCTGTCATCTCCTGCATAAACGCATCAAGGCTGTCTGCTTTTGCTACCTCTGTGTAGTGATGATACATCTCATCGTATGCAAAGCGCAATAGTGTTTCCATATCCCAATCATCTACACACTTCACGCAAGCATTTTCTATTTGTTCATCTGTATATTTAGTCATCTGATTTCTCCCTCGACTATGGCTGTGGGGGGTCACAACTCCCTTCTATTCAGCGGGTGAAAGAACACCCCCACAGACAAGGCATTTGCTACTGATGCAGTAGAACCCTGTTACTCCTTGTCTTGCCAATACCTTTCATGCTGTCCAGATGACGTTTGATTTCATCAACGTGCATCCATGCCTCTTGAAAATGCCACTTGTGTTTACGCACCTGTTTCATCTCCATTGTCTTGCGCTTTTCTGTCTTTCGACTTAAGTTTGTTGCGGTCATGTTTCTCCTTTCTCTTTTTGTCTGGCACTACTTGTGTGCGCCTTCGTGAAGATAGCATAGCCTTAGCTACTGGATTAACCTTTGAGAACTGCACGAACACCTGCCCCCACCAGTAGTATAGCGATTGTGTACGCTACTAGCGGTGCTATCCCGGCTGACCAATAGATATCAGACCCAGCCATATATGTCAATATGCTACCTGCACATAAGCAGGTTACTGTCAAAACCTTTTCCATGTCTAGTCACTCCTGTAGATTTCTTCTACGTCAATTTCTACCAGTTCTTCTCTCTTGAAGTCCTGATACTCCTCGTGTAAATCTGCTATACTGTCCAGCCAATCATCATAGTGACTGTGTGAGCAGATATATTCTTTGTGTCCTATAGAATTACAATCAGTGCCACCTTTCCTATTCAGGTAGGCATGAGCAAATGCCACCGCATCTGCCGCCCTGTCTAATCCCTTTATAAGATAGTCAGTGCCACCCTTGAATTTCCACCTAGCGTTGCCGTTAACGTAACGCCCATCCTCTGTATGTGCGCCATAGTTTTCCAGCACTTGTGTTGATATTACATATGCCATTTTTTATTCTTCCATCCAATTTTTAGCCGCATTAATTATTCTCTGTGTATATTGTATAGCATACCCAGTGCCAGCTTGCAAGTCCTCCTTTGATATAAGGTGTTTGTGCATATGCTCCACACTATCCCAGTTATCCAATAGACGCTTGGCTAGTTTATCAAACTCCTCATCTGTCAATACCTGCCTATCCTCTTTGTAGTACAGATAGCTAGACATCAGATAAAATGGCACTAGCCTGTTGATATTTAATGTTTCTATATTCATTTACTTAATCCCGTGCATTCTGCGCCATGCTACCCATGTTACAGCTTGCAGTTCGTACGCCTTGAGACGCTTGTTCTGATACCGTAACTTCTTAGCGGCTTGGCGGTATGCCTCTTGCAATTCAGCATACTCCCTTACAGTAATACTGTTAGCGTCAGATGTAAGCGTTACACGCTCATTATATGCAATGTTTCTGGCATGACCATCTATAGTGCAAGTGTCCTCGCCCATGATGTTTTCATAGAAACACGTAATCTTTTTGCCAGATAGCTTGACCTTCATGCCGTCATAGTCTGGCCTCTCTTGTAAAATACCCCACGCCTTTTCCTTCATTTTAGGATAGGTGCAGACTGAAAAGCTGTCGATGTTATCACCATTCATGAATGCAGTAATCATATCACGAGCATTACGCAAGTTCAATTCCCACCTATTGTTTGGTGAAAGAGCAGATATAACACCTGCCGCCTCATAATCGGCAATACCAAATTCCTGTGATATTTGCTGACACTCTTTGTGAGCGTCAACATACCACACGATACCGTCACGCTTTTCTTGTGGCGTGGACAGCTTCCATATAGAAATGATGTTTGCCACCATTTCTACCATAGGTAACTTAGCAGTCATAATAGACTCCCCTTGTGTTGGTTGATACAGTGATGCACTTACTAGGTACAACCCACGTTAGCAGGTTGCACGCCTAGTGTCAAGCGGCTTGCTTGGAAGCCCTGCGGCCACGAGAAGCGCAACATAAATCCTTTATCGAAGTAACATCGAAAGAACCCATGTCGAGATTGTGTGGACGCTTTGACAATTCCTTATCAACCGCAGTCAATATCAATTCAAAGCAAGCAATAGAGTGTGACAAGATACGTCCACCGTATTCTGCTTTAAGCTGTCTAGCCGCATGACGTGAAGCCTTGTAAAGTTTCACCTTAGACAGATGCGTACCTGTCTTTTTGTGATACTTTTTGGCTACCCGACTAAACTTGAACTGATTACGCTCAGACAAGTTTTGACCAGTTAGACCTGTTGACTGCTTCCAATAAGAAACCACGAATGATACATTAGCCATGAGAAAAACTCCCTTGTGTTGTAGGTTGGCAGGTTAGGCACAGGATTGTACCTAGTAAATGCACCACTATATATATAAAGCTGGATTTACCTGTTAAGCACCTAGCTTGGATGTAAGACAAGGCTAGCACCTTGTCGGATTTGTGTCAAGTGCTATTAACCCTTAGCGGATTGACACTTGTCGAATATGCAATCGCTAGGCCTAGGCTTTGCAATCGTACCCTTGATATTCTGGCACACCTTGCCCGAATAATTTTCCCAATACCTTGCACGCATTGTGCTGGTGTGAATTTTAAAGCTGAAGTCTGTGGCATATTTATCACGCACTTCTCTCAGCTTGGCACGCTCGCGCTTGCCTAGTCTAGCTTTTGCCATGGATTTACCCCTATAAAAAGCACCACTTGATTTTAATCCAGACGGATTGCTCCCCTGAGCAGGTATCCACGTGACAGAGTTATCGTATTCAGCCGGATAGCTATTGTATGCTTTCTCTGTTGGCTTCGTAGCCGTCTGTTGATGATTGGATTAGAACACAATGGGAAAAGAATGTAAACACCCAATCTGTAAGCTATTGATTTTATTCAATTCTTATATTCCAGCTGGATGATAATCATGTTTTGTTTCTGTTTCGTTCCTGTTTCGTTTTAGTATTCGAAGCATGGGTGAGAACAAAACGAGAACGCTATTCGTGTATATATATGGTGTCGATATCTGATAGGGGTATAGGCTAACAATGTAGACCGATACTAACAAAGTTAGTCTGTGCTAACTTTCTTAGCTTTTTCTTAGCTGGTTTTCTCGATAACTCATATGGTATCAGTTAACGGTTACAGTTTATCTATTTGTTTTTATTAGTTTTTATGCTGATTTAGTGGCATTTTTTACAACTAATGGTAGCAAAGCCAAAATCTTTTACAATTCAAGAGGGTAAGGCAGGATGCCACCCCCCACCCCTCTGTTACGTATACACATAAATACACAGATTAGGAATATTAAGTGTTAACCACAGCGATAACTGTCAATAAGATATACGACTAGCTACACACGGGGTACATGGATATTGCACAAAAAATGAGCAGAAAGATGTTAAATACATTTTAGGGGTTGACAAGTTTTATGAAATCGGTTATAATTATAGTATAACAAAAACACTTAAAGTGATATCACTTACAAATGTTTTTTACTATAATATATAATATCACTTAAGTGTTTATTACTTTACCTTGTTAAATACACTTACAATGTATCACTATAAATGATATCTTTGTACTGGTAAAATACGTGCAAATAAAAAAAGTTCTTGACAATGGCGAAGAAATCAGTAAAACTATACACAGATAATGTACTTGATGCTTTCTATGAAGCTATCCGTACCAATACACTTGACCGTTTACATATCCCCCATAGTGATGTCTTCTACGTACGACAGGCAGTAGAGGCACACTACGGGCGTTCATTTACATTGAAACATGTAGAGGACGCCATGAGAGCAGAGGGGTGGAAAGAACCAAAGGAACAATGACATTCACTGCAATGATAATCGCATGTCACGTAGCTAACAATGCAATGTGCATGACCATTACAGATAATCGTGGACCATATAAAACACCAGAACAGTGTGAGGTTCGCATTGAAGAAATGATTAAAGACCTAATCGGTATGTGGTCGCAATACAATATGCCTATGGTATTTAAGTGGACAGGTTGTCTTGACCCTACAGAGCAAGGTAAAGGTACATCTACGTAATGGCTATACCTGAACGTGTTAAGAACAAGATGAAAGAAGAAGGCTTGTCAGGTGTGAACAAGCCAAAGCGTACTCCTAAGCATCCAAAGAAGTCACATGCAGTGATGGCATCAGAAGGTGGGAAGTACAAATTTATTCGCTTTGGTCAACAAGGCGTTAAAGGTGCTGGTAAAAGTCCTACCACAGCGAAGGACAAGGCACGTAAGAAGTCGTATTATGCTAGACATAATGCACAGGGCAAACCAACGACCAAGTTATCCGCAAAGTATTGGTCACATAAAGTGAAGTGGTAGGAGACTAACCAATGGCTGAAGATAGAAGTACAAAAGCATATAAAGGTCTTTCACAAAAAGAGACCAGAGAAAAATTAATCAGAGACCGTGCTGCACGTTTAGCACGTGATGCAGCAAAGCAAGGTATTACACCTGCTCAACTTGCAAAGAAAAAAAGAGATACTTATGTAAAAGTGGTGGGAGGTGCAGCCTCGCTGCTTCCTATTGGTAAAATTATTTCTCTTGCTGGTAAAGGTGTAAAGGCTCTGACCGCAGGTGCTAAAACAACTAAAGCTGCTACAAAGACAACAAAGGCAGCATCCAAAGCAAAGGCAGCTACAAAGAAACCTGCAGCTAAAAAACAAACTGCAGCTAAAAAACCAGCAGCTAAACCTACATCTAAAGCGGCACAAAAAACTGCAGCAGCTAAACGTACAATAACCAAAGCTGAAGCAGCAGGTCGTGCAGTAGCGGCAGGTGCAGCAAGAACAAAGGGTGCAGCAACCAGTGCCGCTTCTAAAACACGTGCAGCAGCAAACAGGCTGAAGTCACGTGCAACTGCAGCAGCTAAGAAGCCGGGTGCAGGTCAGAGAGCAAGAGATGCGCTTTTAGGTGGTGCAGCTACATCTCTTGCACTTAACGTAATTGACCAATCTCGTAAATCAGGTAAGTCAGAAGCAAGCACAAGAAAAGCAACTGTAACAGGTCCAAAGTCTCGTCCGAAGCGTAGAACAGGTATGAGTGAAGGTAACACCGTAGCTGGTTCATCAGGTAGAAACCCAAGAACTAGAAATGCACCTAATGTTGGCTTGGGCAAGATGCCTAAAAAGAAAGTTCCAAGCACAAAGTCACGAGATAAAGACGGACAGGGTACAGGTAAAATTAATTTGCCAGCAGGTGCAAAGCGTAAGTTCCAAGGTTCTTACAATAGCAAAAAAGAAAAACTGCGGAACATCGGTGGCAAGACATACGTATTTAATAAGTAGAGGCGGACATGAACGCAGGTGAAAGAGCAAATCTTCAGGAAGCTGTCAGAGTATCTCGTGACCCTAATGCTACAAAAGAACAGGTGCAGGAAGCAGGTAAAGTGCAACGAGAACTTCGTAAGAAGTATCCTGACACCTACGGTGCTATTCGTGGTGAGATGTTTGAAAATGTAACAAACATGTCTGAAGGTGGAGACACTCCTAAGAAAAGAAAAAAGAAAGTACCAGCTATTGCTATCAGCATAGGCATGGTGGATGCACCTAAGAATGGCAAAGGTAAAGCTGCTATGATGCGTGGAGGTATGGCAAACAAAAAAGAGCATATGTATTCTAATGGTGGTTCTGTTACAGATAATTTAAAGCCGCTTCCCAAAGGACTAAAAGGTAAGGGTGTAAGAAACTTACCAGACTCTGTTCAAATGAATATGGGCTTTGACCCTAAAAGCTGATGGCTCCCAGAGTACCTAGAAAAAAAGGTCAGCCAGCAAAAAGCAAAAAGCACAGTGACCTGTACACAGACGAAGACCCAAAGGGTACAATCAAGGGTCTAAAGTTTGCTAACGTAAAAGATGCACAGGCATCTGTACGTAAGATAAAAGCATCTAGCAGAGGTCACAATCACAAGACACAGGCTGCTATAGCTATGGAGCAACGGGCTAGA